ACGCCGTGCGCCTTCAGGTCGCAGCGGCTGCGTGTTTCCGTGTCAACCCACAATATAGTCATGACAGCGCACTCGATGAATTAAAGGACTCTATTCGTTCGGTTAAAATGTGCGCCCGCGTTTCTTTGCTTTTCGGTTGATAAGTCCCTTTCCAAGCGCTGTCGATCCCGATGTTCCGCGCCACGTTTGTGCTGTCTGCGCTAGATAAAGGCAGTTTGGCAAAAATGGCCGGGTTGAGCATTCTCAGCCCATGCAGTTTGCAGATAGGCCGGTCATCAGCCCCGCATATCGCGCCAACAGCTTGTGTTGCGCGGCCAAGAAACCGCCGCGGGGTGCTTACGTCCCACTCTCCACTTGAGCCTATGCATACGCGCGGCCATTCACTTGCCAGACGCCGTAATCGACCAATGCTTTCGTTTATATGCCAAACCACGGCGCCCTGATGTCTGGGGTAGGGCCATTTGGCCGCGAGAGCATCGTTTTCCTCTTCGGTTCCTTCGATAACATCAGGCACCACCGCGAAATCAAAACCGGGGTGTGTGCGCCATTGGCCAACCCATGCGTAATAGTCGTCCCAGCGCGTTTCGAGGCCTTGCTTCCAAAACGTGAATGCGCCGTTATCCAACGCAAACGACTGCGTCACTTCGGCCACTAAATTCATTTGTTGAGTGGCTGCGAACGACACAAAGGCATGGCGCGCTGTCCATACCTTCAGCGCACAAGTATCCGGCGTTATAGGGCCGCCATGATAGTGGATCATTTTACTCGCGCTCCACCGCCGCATAAATACGTTCTAACGGCCGATTTACTTCGACTTTAACGCATCCAAGACCGTGGATTATGGCGCGGGCCAGCGTCTCGCCCCACGCAACATCGTCCGCCAATACTGTGTGGTCGAATATGGTCAGATATTTTTGCAGTTCTTTTTGCTTTTGAACCGCATCTGGCTCGCCCGTCCACCAAGCGATAATCTCCCATGTGTGGCCATGCATAACGCCTTCGCGGCTGCGATGTGCTGCGCTTAAAACAGCGCTTACGCCTGTCATAGATTTCATCGGATGCCTCACTTCATCCGCTACTCGCCGGGGCAGCTTACGCCGCCCCGGCTTTCGCGCCCCCTGTTACGATACGCGGCGGCGACGACGCGGAGCGTCACCAGCTTCGGTATCGTCTTCGGCTTCCGGCGCTTCGCTTTCGCTCACGCTGTCTGCGTCCAGAGACACCCAATCTACAACGTCGAAGACCGGCGTGTAAATACGGCCATACGACTTGTGCTGGTAGTGTTCCTTCTTCAGACGAACCAGCGGAACCGGCTTGTCCGGGTTCTTGTCGGCCTGATCGGCGATGGCCAGAGCCAGCGCCTGCACCGCACGCTTACCGCCGACTGAAGTCGCCGTGTAGCGGGCCTGCAAGCCCTTGTCCTCGCCGGTCGTGCAAGCCAGCGTCATGCCGACCTGCATTTCCCAGCCGCGCTTGGCGGTTTCGGGTGCAGGGCCGGTTTCCGGCAGCGGTTCGTGAACCGGCGCCATCTTTTCGGCAACAACCTGACCGTCACCCCATGCGATGTAGCCATGCACAAAGCTGAACGGATTGATTGCCCAGACGCTATCGTCTTCTACTTCGGTCTGATCGGCGCCGAATACCCAATGTCCGGCCTTGTCCATCTTGAGGATGACCATACCGCCCGAACCGCCGACTTCCGCCTCAATTGAGCGCAGAGCGGACGACAGGGACTTGACCGACGGCAGATTGGCACCACCGAACTTCACTACATCAGACATAACTTTAACTCCTTGGTTGTATGTTACTGGATTTTAGCCATTGCCTTCTTCAGCGTCTGGCCGATTGACACTACTTCCGGGCGCGGGTCACTTTCCGGCGCGAGAGTAGAGCCGCTTGACACGGCGACCACAAGGTCGTCGGGCAAGTTCTGCTTCGCCTTCTTCAGCAGCTTTTCAGCCGCTGCGGGCGAGATGATCTTTTCTTCGAACGGTTCAACACCGGCCAGCGTAAGGTACGCCACCGCCTTGTCGGTGTCCGTCCATTGGCGTGTCGCGCGCTTGTTGACCAGCTTCCAGCCGGGCACCTTCTGGCCCTCTTCGATAAGGCCGTGCGCCAACTGCTGCAAGTCCTTCAGGAAACTTTCGACCAGCGGGATTTGGTCAAGGTAATGCGCGATCTGTTCGACTGGCAGCGCTTCAACCTTGGCCTTGGCGATGCGGTCGATGGCGCCGGTCATCAGCGGGCAGACCGGCTTGGCAGCACACCACTTGCAATGGTCGCCAGCCGCCAGAGGCGCGTCCGGCTTTAGCGCCACGCGGACGGCGCGAACCAGTTCTTCCTCAAACGCCTTGACGCGGTCAATCGTGGTCATCCAGCGCTTGACGTAGGGCGGTTGGACGATGACCAGTTCTACACCCTTTGCACCGTCGAACGCCCACTTCGTTTTCTGCGTACGCATAGCAGCCGCAGCGTAGAAGAGTAGCTGGGCGTTCTCTTCGACTTCGACTGCGACGCCGTCGCCAAACTTCCAATCAAGAACAATGGCGCGGTCGCCAAGGCGACCAATAAGGTCCACGCTACCGAACACATCAGGTAGCAACTCGCCAAAATCCACCACAGCTTCGACCGCATAGTCCAAGTTTCCTTCCGGGTCGATTTCATCCAGCGCTTGCAGCGCGACCAGCAGTTTGCTGTCCAGCAGTTCCTGCGTCAGTTCGATTTCGGCGTACTTGCGCCCCAGATACGCCGCAGGGTGCATGTCCTTGGTCAGCACGTCTGCAATGGTGTCGTGCAGCAGCGTGCCGGTGTCTGCGTAGCTGCTGCTGGGCTTGGGCGGCATTTTGTCCACCAGCGCCACGCTGCCGGGGCAGTTGATGACGCGCTTGGCGGTAGAACCGCCGACAATGCGGCTGTGTTGGGCCATTACTTTACTCCACTGTAGCGTTGTTGAGCCACCACCTTACACGACAAAAATTGTTACGCAACCCCTAGACACACAAAAAATGTGTCACTATTGCATAGGGCATGACAGAGAAAGAGATAGAGGCGTACTTCGTCAAGCGCGTTAAGGCGCTGGGCGGCTACGCGTACAAGTTCCGTAGCGTGACTCAGCGCGGCGTTGCCGACCGCATCGCCTGTATGCCGAACGGCGAAGCGTGGTTCGTCGAACTGAAGAAACCCGGCGGGCGGCTGTCGGCGCTGCAAGAGATATTCTGCGAAGAGATGACGCACACCAAGCAGCGCTACGCCTGCCTTTGGTCGAAGGAGGACGTGGACGCATGGGCGAGGAGGTTTGAAAAATGACTGGCGTTTGGGCTGACGTTAAAAACGTGTGGGAATACCGCAACGGCAATTTGTATTGGCGCATAAAAGCCGGACGCGGAACGTCCGCGAAACGCCCCGGCGACTTGGTGGCGACTGCCCCGGACCCGCTAGGGTATTGCTATGTAACTTGGCGACGTAAGCATTACGCGGTCCACCGCGTCGTGTTCCTTTTAGTCTATGGGTGGCTGCCAGATTGCGTTGACCACATAGACGGCAACCCGCAAAACAATTGCGTGGAAAATTTGCGCCCCGCGACGCGGCTACAAAATCAATTTAATCGGCGGCCTAACGCCCGCAGCAAAACCGGCGTAAAAAACGTCACGCCGCACCAAGGTAAATGGCAGGTTCGTTTTTCGGTCAACCGCAAAACGCATCATTACGGGTGCTACGCAACGGTAGAAGAGGCAGCGTCTGTGGCGGCTAAAATCCGTGCCGAATTGCACGGCGAGTTTGCGCGTCATGCTTAAGCCGCGCCCGTATCAAGAAGCCGCTGCTGATTTCTTGTATGAGCGTGACCGGGCGATGATCCTTGCACCGGTCGGCGCGGGGAAAACGATGATTACGCTGACCGCGATGGCCGACATGGTAGCGCACGGCCATGCGGCGCGCTGGCTGGTAGTCGCGCCGAAGCGCGTCTGCACGGACGTTTGGCCGGTCGAAGCGCCGAAGTGGGCGCCGACGCTGCGGCTGGCGCTGGCTGTCGGCACACCGCAGCAGCGGCAGGCAGCGCTGACCAGCGACGCGGACGTGGTCGTCATCAACTACGACAACCTCGACAAGCTGACCGACCTGACCGGCTTCGACGGGATCGTGTTCGACGAACTGACGCGGCTGAAGAACCCTAGCGGCAAGCGCTTCAAGGCGCTGGAGAAGCTGATTGCGCCGGTCAAGGTGCGCTGGGGCCTGACCGGGTCGTTCACGTCGAACGGCCTTGAAGACGTGTTCGGCCAGTGCAAGATCATTGACCAAGCGCTGCTGGGCCGCGCGAAGGGCGCGTTCTTGCAGCAGTATTTCATCTGCATCAACCGCGACTTTGGCCAGTGGACGCCAGCGTCCGGCGCACTGGAACAGGTCATGGCGCGCATTCGCCCGGCAACCTATGTGCTGGAACCGGGCGAGTATAAGGACAAGCTGCCGCCGTGCAACGTTGTGGAGGTGAGGTCGGCTTTTGCTGACCCCAAGCCATACGCCAAGATGAAGGCCGAATACGTAGTCCGCTTTGGCGACGAACGCGTCATCGCGCAGAACGCCGCATCGGTCACGACCAAGCTGCAACAGATGGCGTCCGGCTTTGTCTACAATCGCGACGGCGGCGCGGGGTCGATCTGGTTTAGCCAGCACAAGTTTGACCGGCTGGCCGAACTGCTGGACGAGAACCAGCGCGCCAACACGATTGTCGTCTATTCGTATCAGGAAGAACTGGCCGAACTGAAGCGCCGTTTCCCGCACGCGCAGACGATTGACGACGAGAACGTCATCGAGCGCTGGAACCGTGGCGAAGTCGAACTGCTGCTGGTGCACCCCAAGTCAGCCGGGCACGGCCTGAACCTACAGCACGGCGGCTGCCATATGGTGTTCCTGTCGCTGCCGTGGTCACTGGAATTATACGAACAGACCGTAGGGCGCCTGCACCGCAGCGGGCAGCGCCACGACGTTTGGGTTTACGTCATGTTGACGGAAAAGACGATTGACGAACGCATCTGGGCCGCGCTGCACGACAAGCGCGCGGTGTCAGACATAGCCCTAGAGGAATTGAAAGATGGCTAAGGTATCATGGCAGACGCTGGCAGCGAACCTGCCGAACTACAGCGAAGCTGAAATTCAGCAGATGCTGGACGACGAAGTCAACTTGCACAAGCGCACGGCAATCGGTCTGCGATTGCACCAGCGCCTGTGCAAGCTGCGTATGACGCGCGAAAGGCGCGACTTGTCAGAAAGGATGAAAAAGTGATCGACGACCAATCACCGCCGGGGTCTTGGAAAGCCGCGCTGGATATGGTCAACAGCCCGCCGCACTACCAGACCGGCGGTATTGAGACTATTGACTATATTCAGGCCAAGCTGTCGCCGGAAGAGTTTGCGGGGTATTGCCGGGGGAACGCGCTCAAGTACATTAGCCGCGCCGGGCACAAGGACGCCACGGCGCAGGAAGTCGGAAAGGCTATTTGGTACTTGAACCGATGGCGGGACAGTCTGCTTCGCACAGACAAACCCAAGTAGAGTTGTGTGCCTCTATCCGCGCGACGGTCGCGGCGCTATCCGCTCGGCTGTCGTAGCGGATGGGCTGCGCGATAGTGCAGTACGAGTTAACGGGCGGCGTCGTCGAACCGTGAACGCAACCGCCGGTCACGCTCAAGGTCAGGAGTAACGGCGACGTGCTGCGCCAAATCAACTTGCCTTTGGACTTCATCGGCTGCTTCCTTCTCGGCTTCTTGTCGCCCCTGCTGCCGTAACTTGTTATCGTTCCACGCCGCCCAAAGGCGGTCAAGCAGCGACAGCAGGGACGACAGAAGTTTAATCACGCCTTGGGCGTATCCGAGAGGAATACAGCGGCGACACCTGCCAGACCAGCAACCGCCGTGGAGATGGCTGCCCACTGTGCGTCCGACAGGCCAAACGCCAGTGCCAGCGCGGAAAAGCCTGCGTAGGTACTTGGTTCTTTCAGGCGGTGCAGCGCCCAAGTCAAAAGTGCCATCTTTAATCTCCTGTTTCGGCCAGCCAGCTATCTACGTCGAAGCTAGGGCAGGCTTTCTTTACGCCCGGCCAATCGCGGTGGCCGCGAATGATGATACCGGGGTATCGTTCCTTGTACGTCCGAATGAGCGTTAGGAGCGATCTCTTTTGCGCGGGCGTGCGCGTATCCTTCGGGTTCATATTTTTATCGACACCGCCGATATAGCAGATGCCGATATTGCCGGTGTTAGCCTTACCAACGTGCGCGCCTTTCTGGTCGTCACGCAGCGTGCGGTACATAGAACCGTCTAGTTCGATAACCCAATGGTAACTGGTTTGACCGAACTTAGCTTTATCCCATTGTGTTATCTGTTCGTGCGTAACGTGTCGGCCTTCCGGCGTGGCGGCGCAATGAACAGTTAAAAACTTAACAGGGCCTAGCGCTGGCATATCAACCTCTCAACTCTAGGACGATACCGATAAGCAGCATGATAATAGCGCCCGCTACGGTAATGCCGATGCTTTCCAAACGCTTTAGACGCGCACAAATGCTTTCATACCGCAATGCACAAACTTCCTCATGCGTGTTCAACCGGGCTTCCGTCTGGTCAATCGTCGTCATAGTGCGCGAACTCGCTACTGGTTGGCGTTATAGGTTGGACGCGTCATAAGTTCGCGCAAATATTGGGTCATCGCATTGGCCGCGCCCGGCGGGATTTGCGACGTGGCGCCGCCCAGCGTGTCGGCAGTCGAGCGCACGCCGAGCAGCCGCGACGCTTCGGTTGGCGACGCCAGCGCAGGCGCCAGCCGCTTCAGCACGGTTTCGGCCAGCTTGTTGGCGTATTCGCGTTCAAGCTGCTCTGCCATAGCGCCGCCGCCGTAGATGCGGGGGGTGCCACCAGCAATGCGCGACAGCCCGCGCATAAACACGTTCGGCACGCCCGGCTCCAGCGCTTCCATGACGCGGGACCGCGCACCGCCCGGCAGCGACAGGCGCTGCGACGGCGTCAGGTCTTCCAAGCCGGTCTGCGCGACGGCGCGGGTAGCTTCAATCTGCTTGGCCAGATTATGCGCGGTAGACAACTTCGGCTCCACCAGTTCGACGTTGATGTCAAACCGGCCCGGGCCGAAAAAGTCCTTGACGAAGTCAGGGTCATCGCCCGCCATGACCTTGGCGTAGCGCGCTTCAGGCAGCTTGGTCAGTTCGCGTTCGAACTGCTGACGCTCAACCTTCTTCATGCCCTGCGAGAACGCGTCCAGATAATCAGTCCAGCCGCGCCCGCCAGCCGCCTTGATGGCGTCGTCAATCAGCGGCTGCGTCTC